AACCAACATGGAGACTTTATGATTATAATTATAATTTACATTTAATGGAAGAAAGATATAATATATTAATATTTGAATCGGGTAATGCAGGATTAATGTTTTCTAGATAAAGTTAATAACCATCTAAATCATTTATATATTCATAATAATGTAATTGTTATTGATTTCTACTATTTTTATTAGTATTATTTCTATTATCATATCTATCTCTTCTATCTTGATATTCACGAATATTATGTCTATGGCGTATATTATGATTAAAATCTCTATTTATTTTTCTATATCCATATTGATTATATCCATAATTATTATTAATATTATTATCATTATTATTATCATTATTATTATCAATATTATTATCATTATTATTATTATTATCATTAACAATTATCCATTTATTTTTATGATGATATACATGATGACATATATTTCTATGACAATTTATTGAAACTTCTTTATCCTGATTTATATCATTTTGGTGTTTTCTATATTTTTTATCTTTTGATTTATCATAATTGGAAGTGCTAGGTTTTGTACTTCCACAAGCGTTAAATGAATAAGGTCCACAGTCAGTAAATACTCCAGTTATAGAAGGTCTACATGTAAAATTTCTTGTAAATTGAGATGAATCTTTATTATATTTTTCAGCTTTTTCAACATCCTCATAAAGATAATGTTCCTGTGGATTATCAACAATATCTAAACCTGATTTTGCATTAGTCGAAGGGTGTGTTGGTAAAAAATCAGCTGGAACTTCAATATTATTTATATTTTTTTGTGAAGTATTATTTTGTTCAAAATTCTCTCTTTTTGTATAACATTTTATTAAATATAAGAAAATCAAGAGGAATAGTAAAATTAAAAATAAGTTAAAATAAAATTTTACATTTTTATTATTAATTATATTATTTATCATATAATTAATACAGAGATAAAATTTCTTTACTAAACTATAATGAAATATATAGTAAATAATAGTCAATATAGTGAAATAAAAAATAAGATTATTAAAACATGTATAAAAGAAAATGATTTATTAAATGAATGGAAAGAAGGAAGAGGCTATATAGATATTTATAAAAAAAATGTAGAGAGGAATAATAATAAAGCAATAATATTTGTTCATGGTGGAAGTTTTTTATATGAATCACCAAGAGAAGAGTCTTATGTTTTTTTTTGTTACATGATATGTAATTTAACAGGGTATGATATATACGCGCCTGATTTTGTATTACCACCAGTAAAAAGTTATCCATCGCAAATAGATGATATAATGAATTTAAAAAAGTTTTTAGATAAAGAATATCAAGATATTATTATAGGTGGGGATTCTTCTGGTGGTTGTATTACAATGTCAACATTATTAAAATATTTTAATGAATTTTCAAGTGGGTTTTTAATAAGTCCTTGGTTAAATTTAAGTTGTAATACTTCTTCATATAAAACTAGATCATGGTGTGAAAATATGAAAACGGGTGATCCTATATTTAAATTATCTCCGAGAAAAAATTCAAAATATTTTATAAAAGATGCTAGAACATATTTAAATGATGTAAATTTATTTAATAATAAAATAGCGAATCCATATTATGCAACAAGTTCAGTTTTATGTAATTTACCACCATTATTAATATTAGTTGGAGATAGTGAAACAATTAGAAATGATTCATTAGATTTTGCTAGCAGAGCTCAAAAAGTAAATAATAATATTTTCGTATCAATGTATGATAATATGTGGCATGATTGGTTATTATATCGAGAAAATTCATCTGGAAAACGAGGACTAGATGCTTTTAGTTATATAAGTAATTTTTGTAAAGGAGTAAAAAAAGATAATTTATATAATTTTGATAGAAACCACATAATATCAAAATTAAATTTTGAAATTATATTGTAATTTAAGAATAAATATTATTTACTTGCTGTGTTACTCTAATAAATGTAGTGCATTTACTCATATCTTTTATATTTTTAGCATTAATATAAGTGCATGTGCTTCTTAACCCACCAAGATAATCTAAAACAGTATCTTCTAATTTACCCTTGAGTTTAATTTTGATATGTCTTCCTTCAGATGAACGGTAATTATCCATTTTTCCATAATGTGTTTCCATAGCGTGTTTTGAACTCATTCCATAAAAAATCTTATATTTAACATTATTTTCTTCTATAATTTCTCCAGGATTTTCTTCATGACCAGCAAATATCCCACCAGCCATTACAAAATCAGCTCCACCACCAAAAGCTTTGCCCATATCACCGGGACATGTAATACCTCCATCGCCAATTATATGACCTTTAACGCCATGAGCAGCATCAGCACATTCAATAATAGCGGATAATTGAGGCATTCCAACTCCAGTTTTTATTCTTGTAGTGCAAGCGGAACCGGGGCCAATGCCAACTTTTACAATATCAACCTTACCATTTAATATTAATTCTTCAACTAATTCTCTAGTAACAACATTACCAGCAACAATAATTTTATTAGGGAAAGCTTCTCTAAGTTTTGCACAAAATTCAATTAGTTTAGAAATATATCCATTCGCAATATCAACACAAACCCAATTACACTCAATTATTTGAAATATAGATTTTAATTTTTCAAAAGATTCATCGCCAATACCAGTTGAAATCATAAATAGGTTAGGGTTTGGAGAAGTTTTTTTGAATTCTGAATAATCACTAATAGAATAAAATTTATGAAGAGCCGTAATAATATTATGTTTGCTTAAAATATTATAAATTTCAAATGTTCCAGTTGTTGACATATTAGCAGCAATAATAGGTTTACCATGCCATTTTATATTACTATATTTAAATTTGAATGTTCTATCTAATTCAATCTGAGAACGACTATTTAATGTAGTTCGTTTTGGTCTAATAAGAACATTATGAAAATCAAGTTTTATATCAGATTCTATTTTATTCATTATACTATGTATAAAATTATAATGAATATATATTTAATATAATTTTTATCATATTTATTATATATAAAATATATAATGGCATATAATTTTAATAATTTATTTGATAATAATTTTAGTCTCAATGATATAATAGATAAAAAACGATTAGAAAAAAATATAGATATTACAGTAAATAATGATGATGAAAAAGAACCTGAGAAATCAGTAGGCGCAAGAATATTAACGAGTATAATGTTTTTAGCACAAGTAATATTTTTAATAATATTTATAGTTTTAATAACAAGTAATTTAAGTTTTTTAATAACATGTGGTCGTACTATAACAGCGGTTGGTACAGATGGGAAAAAACGTTCATTTAATGATTTATGGTTTCCATCATATTATTTTTATCAAGAAAGTGAAGAAATTAATCCTTTATGTCATGGATTAAAATTAAATCCAAATGGTTTCTTTAAAGGTTACAAATTTTCCTCTGGATTGCCATTACAAAAATATGTTTTTGACTTTGTAACGTTTTCTACAAGCGAAAATTTTGGTATAATAGGACGTTTTGTCAATTACATGCTAGCCGTATCAAAAAAAACTGGTGTACTTATTAATGCAAGAATTATTGATTTATTACAAATTATTGGATTTTTTATGCCAAATGATCCATTTTATAGAAATTTAATATTATTCTTTATAGGAATACCTTTAATTTTTGTAATTATTTCTTTATCTACTATAGCAACCTCTATTGTATATATTTCTAATTTACTAATCACAGATTTTCCAATAAATATATTATATTTATTATTTTTAAGTTTTGTATTGTTAGTAATGTGTAATTTATTATTTCCATTTATATTATTAATACCATTTGAATTATTCTTTTTTCCATTGACAGGTATTGTATATGCGCTGTTAACGCCTTTTTCTTTTGTAGCATTATTAATTATATTTTCATTTTTTAATTCTTTTTTATTTAATATAATAAATTTGATCAAATTAATGTTTGCTGGATACTTGGCTGGTGGTTATAAAGCTATTAGTAAAAATGCTCAAGAAAATAAAAAAATGTATATGTTTATTACAGGTTTGACTCTATTATTAAGTATAATAAGTATTGCATTATAACTATTATAATGTATAATTTAATAATTATAATATAAAAAAATCTTAAGTAAATAAATATATATTATGGGGAAAAAACCAAAAAAACCAACGCATTTAATTAAACCATTTGTTAGTATTTGTACTCCTACTTTTAATAGAAGACCATTTATAAAATCATTAATAAAATGTTTTCAGCACCAAACATATCCAAAAGATAAGATGGAATGGATTATTATCGATGATGGAACAGATAAAATAGAAGATTTAGTGAAAGATATTCCTCAAGTTAAATATTATAAATATGACGAACAAATGGTTTTGGGAAAAAAAAGAAATATTATGCATGAAAAATGTTCCGGTGATATTATCGTATATATGGATGACGATGATTATTACCCCCCTGAACGCGTAAGTCATTCGGTTGAAATGTTATTATCACATCCAAAAGCATTATGTGCTGGTGCTAGTGAAATATATATATATTTTAAACATATTAACCAAATGTATCAATTCGGGCCTTATGGTCCTAATCATGCGACAGCTGGAACCTTTGCATTTAAAAAAGAATTATTAAATGAACATTCTTACGATGATAAAGCAGCATTAGCAGAAGAAAAGCATTTTTTGAAAAATTATACAGTTCCATTTGTTCAATTAGAGCCAAAAAAAACAATTTTAGTATTTTCTCATATACATAATACATTTGACAAAAAAACATTACTAGATAATCCTCACCCTGACTATTGTAAGCCTTCTGATAAAAAAGTAGAAGATTTTGTCAAAAGCGAAGAATTAAAAGATTTTTTTATGAATATTGATAATGAGTTAGAAAAATATGATTTTGGAAAACCAATGAATAAACCAGAAGTATTAAGACAAACAAATAAAATCGCAGAAGAGAGAAAAAAAATGATTGAAGAATCAAGAAAAAATAATGAAGGCAAAATAATTGTAGAGCAAAATGGAAAACAAGTTGTATTAAATAATGAACAAATAATAGAAGTTTTAAAACAACAGAATCAAAAAATTCAAGAGTTAACAAAGAAAATAATGATTCAAGAAAGTATTATCGAATCTTATAGAAATAAGCATAATGATGATATAGAAGTAGATAAAATTAGTAGTAAATTAATGAATAATACTATAAATAATATTACAGACGAAGATAGAGAAATTATAAATCAAATTAATAACTAAATTACTTATTTATAAAGATAAGTAAAACTATATAAAAAAATATTAATAACAAATTATAATAAAATATGACAGAATTTATTAATAATGAAGTAGAATATAATGTCGGGTTTTTTAATTATAAAAATAGTTATTATCCATCAAATGCCGAAAATCAGCTTATTGTAGATGCTGTAACTGGTTCACAATATCCATGGAGAGTTGGCAGTTATGAAGAAATGCGCTTTTTTAAAGTGATGGATTCGAGTGATATTATGGAATCAAATGGTAAGCGTTCGTATAATAAAAGAACCCCTAATTTTCTTTATTATCAATCACCAGAATCATATATGAAACATAAAAATGTAGTTCTTGAAGAAAGTGTTGTTACAGATTGGTATAATAAATACAATCTTCTATTTCCAAACGATGTATTTGATCATAAGGCATATAAAATTCTCTATTCATAAATATCTAAATAAATTTTATTATTTATAAATATTTATTTAGTTTTCATTATCTAATTCATGTTCACTAACAGAATTATTATTTTTATTATTTTTATCTATATATCTATAAATTCTGTTAATTTCAAGATTATTTATTTCATATAAGTCTAATATATCTTGAATATTTTCAATACTATAATTAGATCTTAAATACTTAAAAAATGATATAGTATCTTTTTTATCCATTGATAAAAATTTTGATAAATCTTGAAGAAATAATGAATTATTATATTCGGTGCTATATTTTGTAAGAACTTTAGTAAATCTTATATCTTTAATTTTATCTATTTTAAGTGAATTATTTTCCAAATAATTATGATATTCATAATTGTTACTTAAAATTTTTATAATAGAACTCATTTCATTAAATTGCCAAATTTGTTTCTGAAATGTAATTCTATCTATATAATCTCCATAACATGTATTATTTAAAATTTTTAAATATATTGAAATAGCATTATTTTTATTTTTAATTTTTTGTAATTGGTCAATAATATTTTCATGAAATAATAATCCAATTATAGTTCTATCATTTTCATTGATTAGATAACTTTGATCCTCAACATTATATTTATTATTTATTAAATTAGATGTGATATTTTTTGTATCATAATCTATTTTTTTAGTATTATCAATATGTATAATATTTTTAAAATATTGTAAGTTATTAATATTATTAATATAAAATTTATACAATAAACTTATTTTTCTTAAATTATTATTACAATAATTAATAGATTTCTGCAATAATTCTTTATCATAATACAATTGAGGTATTTGAATTTTTATAATTTCCCCAATTTCATTATCTGTTGGAGATTTTAATTCAAAGCTATGACAAATTTTCATAAGTTCCTTGATTTTTTTATCTACTTGATAATTGCTAATACATATTAAAATATTATTAGTCATTTCTTCTGTTTTTTGTTTTTTTGTTTTTTTTGGTCTAATTAGTTTTATTAATGAATTTATACCTCCTTTATCTCCATTATTCATTCCATCAATTTCATCCATTATTATCGCAATATTGCGGTTTTCTTTTTTAAAGAGTGAGAGAATATTAGATGTTCCCATATTATATTTTGTAATAATATCTAAAATGCTTTTATTCCTGGAATCGCTTGAATCAAAATATATAATATCATAATTAAGTTTTCTAAGAAGATCATTAATAAAAAAAGTTTTTCCACTTCCAGATTCACCATAAATATATATGCCTCTTTTAATAGATAAATCATTTTTATTATTATTAAAATGATGTAAAATATCAATTATTTTATTTGAAATATTTTCTCTATTTAATATTTTGTTATAATTTAGTTTGTCCATTTAATATTTTTTGTAAATTTATATTTATGTGATTTTAAATTATCACTTTTATAATGTTTATTTATAAAATTTAAACATTTCGAAGCTGAATTTTTTTCCAGATAATACTTTAAAAATGCCAAATAATTTTCAAATACAATATTTTTAGAGTAAGGATAATTAGTCATTAAAATCCAATGTGATAAATTTCTATAAAATATAGCTTTAAATGAGAAAATATAATCTTTCCTAGCAATATCTCTAATATAAGATTCTAATTTGTTATCATTTATAATTTTATCAATATAATTATTATATTTATTGTAAAAATTTTTGGTTAGAAAAATTTTACTTTTTGGTGATAATAAATTAAATATATAGTCTATAATATCATTCGGCAAATTATTAATCATATCAAGTTTCATTAATATAATTAATATATTATACTATTATAAATTTATATAATTTTTTTATCTACAGTTAATTAAGTCATCATTATTTGTAATACCACTCCATGTTACTTGACAATTCCTTGCCCACCGTGCTTTATTACAATTACCATCGTGACCTTTATATCTAGATTGGTTAAAGTCAAAAGGTCCTGATCCGCATTTTCCTAAATTTTTAGGATTTTCGCAACCTTTATCTGTTGATATCCAAAATTCAGGACATTCAGAGGAAGTAGGAGGAAAAGTTTTATTATTTCTATTTTTTGCTAAGGAATAACCAATAAATATTAACATTATAATTAAAATTATAGCAGCAACAATAATAACAATTTGTTGAAAATTCATTATATATATTTATTTACATTTTTTTATTGTAGGATCATCATTTGTTATACCGTCCCATTTTACATTACAATTATTCGACCAAGTTAATTTTTGACATACGTCCATATTACTAAAGTCTTTACCTTTAGAGAGATCACAATTACTATCAAACATATCTAAATGTTGTGGCTTACAAGTATTTGGGTTAGATGGGTCATCAACTTTTACGAAATAATCTGGACAATCCCCAACATCAGGCTTCCATTGATTGTTTTGATATCTATTTTTTGCTAAAAAAAATCCTATAAAAACAAGACAACATATTAAAATTATAGAAGCAGCTATAATAGTTTTTTTTTGAAATGACATATATAATATTTATATAAAATAAGATTTTTGAAATTAATAGTTTAGTAATTAATAATTTTATTTTTTCTATCAATTTATATAATGACTCAACAAGGTTTTACAAATTATCCAACTACAAATGGAAGAATAGATATAATAAACCCAACTTTAAATAATCAATTTGAATTATCGGATAAAATACCAGTTCATACAACGGCAGCTTTTAGAGATGCAATGAGTGGTAATTGGATGAATACGCCATTATCATTAGCCTATTTTAGTACTGAAAATATTAATATATTACAAAATAACATAAGAAAAGGAGTTTATGATAAATCTAAAGGTGAATTTTTAATAGGAATACAAGACGAAGATGAATTAAAAATAATTATGCGCAGTGTTTTTTTACAAAATTCTCTCAATCTAGAAACAAATATTAGAGAGCAAATAAGAGATTTAAATGCTTTAGTTGAAAGTTATGCCATTGAACAAGTTTATAAAGAAGCAATAAGTTATTTAAAATATAAAAGAGATGCTAGCAATATGTATACTTTACTGGCTTTACCTTCAAATTCAAGTACAAGAGGCGAAACATTAGAATTACAAAAATTTGTTTAAATATATATTTAACTAAAAATAAATATATATTTGTTAAATTATTAATTAATCAACTTCTTCAATATTAGGCCCGGAATTAGTATTTTCTGTTGTTGAAGGCATTCCAGTTGGCATTCCAGTTGGCATTCCAGTTGGCATTCCAGTTGGCATTCCAGTTGGCATTAGTTTATCCATGATAGGTTTAAATGCTTCTTCTAATTCTTTTCTCTTAGTTTCATATTCTTCTTTATGGACAGAATTATTTGCCTCTAACCATTTAAGAGTATCATCAATCTTTTCTTCAATGATTTTTTTATCATCTTCTGGAATATTATCTTTTAATTTTTCATCGCTAATTGTATTTTTAATTGAAAAACAATAATTTTCTAATCCATTTTTGACTTCTACTTTTTCTTTAAATTCAGCATCTTCTTTTGCATATGTTTCAGCATCATTAGTCATGCGTTCAATATCTTCTTTTGAAAGTCTAGAACCATCATTCTTAATAGTAACATTATTTGATTTTCCAGTTGATTTTTCTAGAGCTGTGACATTTAAAATACCATTGGCATCAATATCAAATGAAACTTCAATTTGAGGAGCACCTCTAGGCATTGGTGGAATATCTGCAAGTGTAAATTCTCCTAATTTATTATTATCTTTTGTTCTTGCGCGCTCTCCTTCAAATACCTGAATAGTTACAGCTGGCTGGTTATCGGCATATGTTGAAAATGTTTGAGATTTCTTTGTAGGTATAGTTGTATTTCTAGGGATTAATACTGTCATTACTTCTCCGGCAGTTTCTAATCCAAGTGATAAAGGCGCTACATCTAATAGAAGTAGATCTTCTGTTTTTTTAGATTTATTCCCAGCAAGAATAGAGGCTTGAACTGCTGCTCCATAAGCTACAGCTTCATCTGGATTGATTGATTTTGATGGCTCTTTTCCATTAAAAAATTCAGAAATTAATTGTTGAATTTTTGGAATTCTTGTTGAACCACCAACTAAAACAATTTCATCAATTTGATTTTTAGATAATTTAGCATCTTTCATTACTTTTTCCAGTGGTGTAATAGTATTTCTAAATAAATCACCACATATTTCTTCAAAACGCGCTCTTGTAAGTGATGAATAAAAATCAACTCCTTCAAAAAGTGAATCTATTTCAATAGATGATTGAGTAGCACTAGATAATGTTCTCTTAGCTCTTTCACAAGCGGTTCTAAGTCTTCTCATTGCACGAGGGTTTTCGGTTAGATCTTTTTTATGTTTACGTTTAAATTCTTGAGCAAAATGACTAACAAGTCGATTGTCAAAATCCTCTCCACCGAGATGAGTATCTCCGGCTGTTGCCTTAACTTCAAAAATACCGTCTTCAAT